AATTATGGCAAAAGTAGGAAGACCAAGAAACTTAGATAGCCCCGAACAACTTTACGAACTATTCGAAAGATATAAAACAGACGTAAAGGCGAACCCAAGAATAAAAAGCGTATTCGGAGGAAAGGAATTTGAAGAGAGAGCAGAACCTTTAGAAAGACCATTAACAATGGAAGGCTTTGAGGTTTTTTGTTGGGACGAAGTAGGTCAAGTAGAGCAATATTTTAAAAACATAGATAAAAGATACGAGGAATTTATACCTATCTGCTTACGTATACGCAAAGAAATCCGTAGAGACCAAATAGAAGGAGGTATGGTAGGACAGTACAATCCAAGCATTACACAGCGTTTAAACAACTTAAAAGAACAAGTTGAACAAACAAATATTGAACAACCTTTATTCAAATTAGATGCTGACGATAACCAATGAAGATAACATGGAGCTAATGGCTCGTTATCCTGACAACTATTTTGATTTGGCTATTGTTGACCCGCCTTATGGGATTGATATTGCGGAAAAACTTGCAAATGGATGGGTGAGTAAAGCAGGAGGAACAAAGTTTGAGGCAAAGGACTGGGATAAATATACGCCTACTCAGGAATATTGGGATGAACTATTTAGGGTATCTAAAAATCAAATCGTTTGGGGCGGGAACTACTTTATGAGTAAAATACAAAGAGATAGCCCTTGTTGGATATTTTGGGATAAAAATAATGGTGATAGTTTATTTGCTGATGGCGAAATAGCTTGGACTTCATTTGATAGCCCTGTAAGATTAGCAAAAATACATTGGTGCGGAAGTGCAGCAAAACACGAAACAGGGCAAAATAAAATACACCCAACCCAAAAGCCAACTAAACTTTACAAATGGCTATTAGATAAATACGCAAAGCAAGGAGATAAAATTTTAGATACACATCTTGGCTCAGGAAGTATTGCAATAGCGTGCCATGATTACGGCTTTGATTTAACAGCATGCGAACTTGACAAAGAATATTTTGATAAAGCAATGCAAAGAATAAATAACCAAACAGCACAAACTAAATTATTTATATGATAATAACAACAGCAATAAGGAAGATTAACGCCCTAAAAAAACGGATAAAAATTATCCAGGGCGGAACTTCCGCTCTTTATCCCCCTATGAATTAAGTAGTAGGGGGAGACAATGCAGGTAAAACTTACGGAATTTTGCCCGTGTTAATTACAAAGGCTGCTACTTATTCAGGAATGGAGATTAGTGTAGTTGCGGAATCAATACCACATTTAAGACGAGGTGCGTTAAAAGACTTTCTAAAAATTATGAAAGAGACGGGACGTTACTTCGATGATAGGTTTAATAAAACACTTTTACGTTATGAATTTGCTAACGGCAGTTTTATCGAGTTTTTTTCGGCTGATGATAGTTCTAAGTTACGGGGTGCTCGTCGTGACATTCTCTATATTAATGAGTGCAACAATATATCTTTTGAGTCCTATAACGAATTGGCTATTAGAACGAAAAAAGAAGTCTTCTTAGACTTTAATCCTGCTAACGAATTTTGGGTGCATACGGAACTAAAAGACGAACCCGACTCAGAGTTTATAATACTTACCTACAAGGATAATGAAGCCTTAGATAACTCAATAGTTGAGCAAATAGAAAAGAATCGTTTAAAAGCTGAAACAAGTTCTTATTGGGCTAATTGGTGGCGTGTTTATGGATTAGGTGAAATAGGAATGCTTGAGGGGGTTATATTTAGCAACTGGAAACAAATCGACCAGTTACCGAGTAATGCTCGTTTAGTGGGTATTGGATTAGACTTTGGTTACACGAACGACCCTACTTCTGCAATAGAAATTTACAATTATAACGGAACACGAATCCTCAACGAATTAGTTTACCAAACAGGAATGTTAAACAGCGATATAGCTAAAAGACTTCCAAAAAACGTAGTAGTGTACGCTGATAGTTCAGAACCTAAAAGCATTGATGAAATAAGACGCTACGGAATAACAATTAAAGGCGTAACAAAAGGCAAAGACTCAATAAATTACGGAATTGATGTTATGCAACAACAGGAATATTTAGTAACTTCAAACAGCGTTAATTTAATCAAAGAGTTAAGGGCGTATTGTTGGGACGTAGACAAAGCAGGAACCAGATTGAACAAACCTATTGACACAAATAACCACGCTATCGACGCGCTGAGATACCACGAAATGGAAACACTCGGACTCAAAAGAAATTACGGCACATATAATATACGTTAATGACAGATGAGACACCGATATTAACCCGAGAAGTTGAGCATTATGTGTATATTCGAACGGGTAGGCGTGTAAAGATAGTTTTTAACGACCCTCAAAGTATAAGAAAGCATTTAATGTTACTTGGCGAAGCGTATGCGGTAGCTATGTACTACAATAAACAAAATAAAACGTTTAAATAATATGAAGTTAGAATTAGTCGTTCCAACGCAACTTAGTGAAATTCCATTAAAGCACTATCAAAAGTTTTTAGGTATTGCCGAAAACACGAATGATGAGATTTTCTTAGCAGAAAAAATGATTCAATGCTTTTGCGGTATCGAACTAAAAGAAATAGTTAAGATTCCATTTAAAGAAGTTGAAGCGTTAAGCATACATTTTGCTACAATGTTTCAGAAAAAAACGGAATTTAAAAACCGATTTACTTTGGCAGGTACTGAGTTTGGGTTTATACCGAACTTAGAAAACATGAGTTGGGGTGAATATATCGATTTAGAAGCGAATATAAGCGACGTAAAGACCTTTCATAAAGCGATGGCTGTAATGTATCGCCCGATAGTAGAAAAACACGGAGATAAGTATAAAATAGAGCCTTATGTTTCTTCTGCAAATTATGCCGAGGTTATGGAATACGCTCCTTTGGATATAGCATTAGCAGCAAAGGTTTTTTTTTACAATTTAGAGAACGAGTTATTGGAGGCTACCCTGTATTATTTGGAGAATCAGATAACGAAGGACAAGGAGATATCTCAGATTTTAGCGAAAGAACTCAATTTAACAAGCAATGGGGCTGGTATCAATCAATATATGCAGTCGCTAAGGGAGATATCACAAAATTTAACGAAGTCACCAAACTTCCACTTGCAACAGCACTTACCTACCTTACTTTCGAAAAGCAAAGAACCGAAATTGAGCAACGTGAATTAAAACGACAAATGAAAAGAACATGAGTTACTATGCATTATTGAATATTATTAAAGCTGAGTTAGAGGCAACAAACTTAGTAAACACGGTTACGGAAGGGGACATTTTCCAGGTTGACCTTTCTAAGCAGACTATTTTTCCTTTGTCGCATATTATGATAAATAACGCTACGTTTGAAAACAATGTGATTCGTTATAATATTTCGATAATTGCTATGGACGTAGTGGATATATCAAAAGACGAAACAACTGATATTTTTATAGGCAACGATAACGAGCAGGACGTATTGAACACTCAGATAACAATGTTAAACCGTGTTTACGATAAACTTGTAAGAGGTAACTTTTTTACTAACTTAGGAATAATTGACGGCAACCCAACGTGTGAGCCATTTGTTGAGCGGTTTGAAAACAATTTAGCAGGCTGGACGATGACATTTGATTATTTAGTAGGCAACGAAATGACGGTTTGTGATGGATAGGCAAGAAGTATTAAATAAGTTTGTACGCCACGTTGTTAGTCAAGCTAAAAAGAATTTAACGCAAAAAAATAAAAAGGCTTCAAGTAAACTTTATAATTCGATTAAAGGTGAAGCCAAGGCGTTCCCTAATTCAATAGGCATTTATTTTGAAATGGAGGAGTACGGGTTTTACCAAGACCAAGGGGTTAGAGGAGCAAATCCAAGTAACGTTTCAAAGAATGCAAAAATACGAGGGCAACAAGCTCCAAATAGTAGGTTTAAATTTGGTAGCGGCAGTCACTCAGGAACATGGAACACTTTTATGGGTAATTTAGAAAAGTGGGCTAAAAGAAAAAACATAAGACTACGAGATGAAAACGGCAAGTTTAAAAAAGGAAACTACAAAACAATAGCGCAAGTAATCGGGCGTAATATTTATGCACGTGGTTTAAAACCTACTTTGTTTTTTACTAAGCCATTTGAATCTGCATTTAAGAACCTGCCAGAGGATTTAGTAGAAGTATTTGGATTAGAAGCAGTAGAAATGTTTGATGACATATTAAAACAAAATTTAAAAAGATGAGTATATTCGCAAGGTCACCTTATATAGTTGAAATTTCGGAAGCCTTACAAACGGGTTCAAGGGTACGGTTATATATTTGGAATGGCACAGGTTCAGCACCAATAAACCCAACTTATACGTTAAGTAAATTGATACCTGCTTCAAACAACGTAAAGACGTATTATAATTTAAGCCCTTACATACGTGAATACCTAAGCTGGAATACAAGACAAGAAATTTACAATTCTTTTCCTGCAAGTAATACAAGTCAATGGTGTAACGTTAAAATACAAAAGTATAAATTAAGCGGTGGTAGTTATTATCAAGTAGGTAGTGATATTACTTTAAAAGCGTTTGACGGTTTCGGGTATTATGAACAAGGGTCAAACCCAAATTTAGTTTACGATATATTACACGATGAAGGCACTTTCAATTATTATTACACAGGGTTAAGCCCAAACGTTTTTAGTAATAGAAGAGCCTTACAAATAATTCATTAATTGATGTTCCGAGAGTATATCAAACTTATTATTCAGCAGGAAACAAATTAGAAATATTAAACGATTTAGATGCTGTTTTATGGACTGCTAAATTTGTGCCTAAGCAAAATTGTAAATACGATGCTGTTTTATGCGACTTTGTAAATAAGTATGGGTGTTGGCAGCGTACATGGTTTTATGTAGCTTCAAATGATACGTTTAGTATTGAAAACACGGAATACAATTTGATGCAGTCAACGTTTCCTAACTACAATACTTTGGAAGGTCAAAGAAAAGTATTTAATACAACGGCAAAGAAATCAATTAAAGTAAATACCGATTGGGTTGATGAAAGCTACAAAGACTTACTTAAACAACTTATGGCAAGTGAACGAATATTAATTAATAGTTTGCCTGTAAAACTTAACACGAAGTCAACGGAGCTATTCAAATCCATAAACACGAAAACAATTAATTACCAATTAGAATTTGATTTTGCGTTCAATGCTATTAACAACGTTATATGAGACAAGTACAAGTTTATATTGAAGGTCATAAACTCGAATTATTTGAAGACGAGCAAATTCAGGTTAATTCAAGTGTTCAAAATATTAACGACATTTCAAAAGTATTTACCGACTTTTCTCAATCGTTTACCGTTCCTGCTTCAACCGTAAATAATAAGATATTTCAACACTTCTATCAATCGGACGTAGATTCAACTATTGACCATAACATACGTAGAAACGCACTTATTGAAATCGATTTAACGACATTTAGACGTGGCAAAATACAAATCGAAAAGGCGAATATAAAAAATAATCATGCAGAAAATTATCAAATAACATTCTATGGAGAAATACGAACGTTAAAAGATGCATTTGGTGAAGATAAAATAAACCAACTGGATTTAACAAGTTTAGAATTTGCTTATACTGCTACAAACATTTACAACCGAATAACGGATTTAGCAACGGACTTCGATGTTAGATATCCTTTAATTGCAAATGATAGGTTATGGGCTTATCAAAGTTCAGGTGAAGATGTAACAAACAATGCTCATGCTATTCGTTTTGATGAGTTATTCCCAGCAGTTAAAGTAAGTAAGTTATTTGAAGCTATTGAAGCGCAGTATGGATTAACTTTTCAAGGTACGTTTTTAAGTGACCCAAGATTTACAAACGTGTTTTTGTATGGTAAAAATACAATTGAATATCAATTCTTAACTGAAACATCGGATATTCTTTTAGACCAAGTAATAGCAACCTTAATTGAAGACCCTAACTTACCAAATCCAGGCGATTTAACATATGTAAATATTTATGAAGACAAAATAAATATAATCGAAGCAACAGGAGCAATAAACCATATAATAACATTTGACGTTCAAAACGTTTCAGCGGTTGGTACATTTTACATTGAGGTTTACCAAAATGGAAATTATTTTCAAACATTACAAGGCGATAGTAGTGCTGTAATTGGGTTTGTATCAATACAAAATACTTCGGGTTTAAATACTTCATTGACTTTTAAAATGAAGGCGACAAACACAATGAACGTTGATATACTATTAACATATCAAATTCAAGGTTTTAATGGCTTAACAAATTACGCTCAAATAAGTACCGTTCAAACATCATTGACTGGCAACGTAAGTTTAAATAATACTTTGCCCGATATTAAAGTGTCTGACTTCTTTTCAGGGGTTTTAAAGGAGTTTAATATGACTTGCGTAGGTATAGAAAAAGACGTATTCGAAATCCTACCTTTGGACGAGTGGTATCAACAAGGAGCAATAGTTGATATAACTCCATATACCGACATTGATTCAATCGATATTGAAAGAATTAAATTGTATAAAAAGATAGCCTTTAAATATCAGCAATCTGAAAGTTTTGTAAATAGGCAGTTTTTTAAATTAACAAATAGCGAGTACGGAAACACGGAATATCAATTTGCTTATGACGGTGACGAGTACAATATTGAAGTACCTTTTGAAAACTTGTTATTTACACGTGCTGAGAAAACTGGCGACCCAACAAGATATGCAATTTTTGGTTATTGCTTAAACGAAAACTACCAAGCTTACACCCCTAAGCCTATTTTGCTTTATTTGTACGGTCAAAGTAATAGTTTAAGCGCGCACCCTATAAAGTTTTATAACGGAATGGGGCATGATAATATAACTTCCTTTGCTCAGTTCGGTCAAGATTTAACATATATAAACACGAAATACAGTTTAAATTTTGGAGCTGAAAATTCAGTAATTCATTTAGAAACTATACAACAAGGTTTATATGCTGAGTATTACTTTTCGTATTTAGTTAATTTATTCAATCTTAAAAATAGATTAGTTCACGTAAAAACGAATTTACCTATTTCACTTTTAACAAGCCTTCAACTAAACGATAGGTTAATAATAAGAGATAAGCGTTATATTATTAACGAAATGAAATCTAATCTAACAACAGGCGAAGTTAATTTCAGCTTGTATTTAGATTTCCGACCTATGAAACGAAGTCGTAAACCTATTGTTATAAGCAATTCCGCTCAAACAATTGGTGTAGCTGTAAACTTAGTTAACAAAGCTGATAAAGCGGATATAACAACGACTGCCGCAGGTGTTACAATTTCACCAAATCAAATATTTCAAAGTCAATTTGTAGATGTTACAGTTGGAGCAAATGCGGATTCAGTACAATATATATTAGCTGAAAACGGCGACTTTTTAATAACGGAAGAGTTCCAAAAT